CTAGTGCTGGTGCTAGTGCCATCGGTTCTTGTTACTCTAACTTGGCTTGGATATCTGGGCTGTTCTGCAGACGCACGGGCTTCAGCAATACGCCGCGCCGCGGCAGCAGATTGTGCGCTGCCAGTTACTGGAGGATTTTGTTCAAGATTTCTTAGATAAGCTTCTTTCCATGCTGGGTTAAAGTTTGCATTACGCATGGATTCGCGTTCGTTTTCAATGACTGTTCTCTGTGCAGAAGTCAACGGTCTCTGTGGTTGTTGATTTGTTGTCGCTGGGGCATTCGGTCCGGTACTAGGATTACTTGTTGCCCCAGGTGGAACGCTTGATGACACACCAGTTCCAAATCCTTCTGCTTCCATTGAAGAGCCTGTTCCTCCGGGTGCATTGGTTTGATTGCGTGAAGGCCAACTAAAGAAATTTCTAATGCGTTCGCCAATGCTTGGACCCGGAGGGTTTTGTGCTTCGCGCTCTCTTCTTAGTCGTTCTTGTTCTTCTCTGTTTCTACGAATTCTTTCGCCTTGACGCAACAATGTTGGATTTCCGTAGGCTGCGCCACCAGCTGTCTCTAGTCCGCCTGCTTCGACCCAGCGGTTAGGTTCTGTTTCTGTTCTAGCGTCTGGAGGTGTTCTTCGCTGATTCTGAGGAGTAAAAGTTGAATTGGTTGTTCTTCTATCTTCTCTTCGCTGTGGCGCTGGTCTTGGTTGTCTGGCCACTCCAGTATTGGCCACTGGTGCTGGACCCTTGAAGTCACAATCATCAAATTCTAATTCTTCATATCTAACAGTAACGGTCCAGAGAACAACATCGCTGGTAGAATAATCTAGGGTATCGTGCTGGGCATCAACAATATATACATTTTTTAACTTGTACACTTTGTCACTGGCACCTGGCTCACTTAAATTTTTCATGCGAATTTCTAAGCCCATTGGCTTATGTTTTGGAGCCTTGCTTCCAATCGGGTGCGTCAAATTGTTCTTTTACAAAATGCCAAATTAAACATTCGGCAGACTTGTTGACTTGATCATAAAAGCTGATAGTAATTGGTTCCCAATTGAACTTTGGTCTGGACAATAGTTTTATGATTGTAAACATTGATTATTTGTGTGTCGGTACTCCAGCGTGGTAACTCTACAGTTTTAGCAACCAGTGGCGGAAGTTCAGTTAAATTATTTGTCTTCCCGTCAGTATCAGTTACAAACAATTCCCAGGCATATTTTAGATAAGGAAAGTTTTCACCTAGACCAATACCGCCAGCATGAGACTGCTGGCCTGATAATATCGTTTTCGTTGCGATGTTGCTATAAGTCATTTACAATATTGCTCCAATAGAAAAAGGGCGATTTCTCGCCCTTTTCATTTAGTGTAAGGGCAAGCAGTTTGCTTACACTTACTTATCACTTCAAATTAAAGCGTCAGTTTAACCGGCGCTTCGAGCTTGCTTCTTCACTCTTGTCGCCTAAACCGCCACTCAACAACTCTTCAGATTCCTCGCCTAGGTAATGATTTGCATTATCATACTTGATAGCAATTGTAATCTGTAACGGATCGCTGGTTGCATAATTGTTTTCGCCGTAGTTTACGTTTTGAATATAGCAACCGCCAAGGTGCCAAAGATCAAGCACTTCAACTTCGCTGTTTCCGCCGTCAAGGTTTTCAATTTTCATTTCAAACTTGTAACCACTACCAGCTTTGGTACTGGCTTGATCGGCGTGATCAACTTGCTTTTGGAGTTGGCTTGCAATAGCTTTAGCAACGCCACCTGTTACATCATCACGAACTGTAAGCGTAATTGGGTCCCAGGTATGTTTACCTGCCAAGAAGATCCTTGAGTTATAAACATCAACTACCACATCGTCATGTGTGAGACTTGGTCTGCTGACACTTACAACCTGGCTTGTTAGTTGCTGAGTTTCGGCGTTTAAACCAAAGCTTGTCAGGGTTACCCTGAATCGATAGGATAGTTTTGGTTGTACCAAAACACCTTCGGCTCCGCCCGGTACATTAAATTTGTCTAATTGAACTGCCATTTTGAATTCTCCTCAGTGCTATTTAGCGTGTACCACCGGCAATCGCGCCAGTGTTAACAACTCTAACAGGAATGTAGATGAATTCTGCGGCTTTAACCGGCTCAATTGCCACATCAATGTACAGTTCGTTTCTATCAATTCTAGTTGGTGTGTTGTTTGTTTCATCGCATACTACCAAGAAGTCGTATACTGCTCGCTTAACAAACAGATCTTCCATAAAGCCATTGAATACTGCTACTACGCGATCTCTTGTGCGCTTGTCGTTTGGTTCAAAGATGAACGGACGAGCAATAACATCAAATCTTTCACGCAAGTAAGCCAGTAGTCGGCCAACGTTTACACGGTCGAGTGCGGAGTCTGCTGGGTATAGAGTCTTTTGACCCCAAATGTACAGACCTTGACCTGGGAAGTTAACCATTGGATTGATCTTCTTCAAGTATAAGGTATCGCGCTGACCTTGGTTTAACGCAACTGGCATAAACTCATTTTCTGAATTTACTAAACCTAAGTTGCTGATACCGCTTAGAGCACCGCGTGTTAAACCAGCTGGTGCAAACCATGGATAGCTAACCAAGTCGTTGTAAGCAATACCATCGCAATACTGCATGGCTAGCTGGAACTGCAACATCGTTACCACTTAGGTCTGTAGACAAGCAACTTGGATAGTAAATTGCGGCGCCGCCGTTACGAGTTTGTTAAACCATCGGCTCCATTGGTACCAGCATTGGTACCATTTGCCCATGTTGTAACATCGCTCATTCTGTTTGACAGCTTCATTGGTGTGTCAGCAATTACAAATGCAGTTTCCTTGCGGTCTACATTCAATGTGATCATTTCGTCTAAGCACTCAACATAGCCAGGTGTGGCAATGATGTTGAATGTTAGTGTTTCTGCACGAAGTTCTTCGTTGTCAACCAATGCTTCCTGTAGACGCTTAACTACTACACGACGCTGAGCCTTTTCAAACATATAAGGTGAACCAGCTCGTGGACCAGAGTCAAGATTACCAGACTCATTTTGCCAAAATTCTTCTGTGGCATTCCAACGCTTGACATTACCTGAGCTTACTGCATGATTCCATAACAGCATATCATCAGGGTAATAAGCAGGATTTGGCGTTTCATCGTCCATTGGTGTAGCACCACCTGCAACACCAGTGGTGTCGCCTGCTGTGGCAGTTAGGTCAACAAACAAACAGCCGTTTTCGGTTGTTTGGTCTGCATTGTCGCGTGTTACCCAATCTGAACCATCATAAAATTTAATAACAGGATAGTTGTCCATGTCATTGGTATCAATCCAAACATCTCCTTGGCTTGGTGTACCTGGCTCTTCAGTGTTAACTGTTACACCAGTAACTGGCTTCCAAGTTGGAACTCCGCCAACAGTATCTTTGATATACATGTCAACTGTGTCACCGGCATCGTACCATAGCTTGCCATCTGGAATTGCGCCAGTTGGAGCAGTAGCAGAAACGCTAGGCTCAAGGCTAATCCAAGCACTACCTGTATAACGCTTGATTGTAAAGGCAGCAATATTTGGATCTGCTGTTTGGATATAGATATCGTTGGTGTTTAGTCCTGTTCCAAATGCTGTTGTTGCTGTTGCATTATCTTCATAGGCAACTAACATGTCAACTTTACCTGGGCCAATGGCCTGCACAGTCCAGCTTTCAGTTGTTGCATTGTACTTCTTCAGCTTGATGTTGAAACCTGCATTTGGACTTGTTGTCTTAAACCATACATCACCTGCTACTGCACCTGTTGGTACATTGTAGTGTGGAGCAACATTAACAGTTTGAGATAGGTCGCCTGAAGTGACCTTTGTCCAAGTTGATGCACCTGTTTTTTTATAAAACTCAAATAGTGCATTTGAAGCATCGACTGCGTATTGACCAACACTACCAGTGCTGGCTCCTGGAACACCATTGGATACTGTTACTGCTTTAGAAACCCAAGCAGTACCAGAGTATTCAAAAATACCCCATGATGTTACATCGCTTTCTACCCAATATTGATTGTTTGTAGGAGGACCTGCTGGAGCAGTTTCGCTTGGCTCCAACTCTTCCATTTTTAGGTCTGCGCGGACTAAGATTGCGCGATTGGCAATACCTAGGTAGTAGTATGCCGCTAACAAACCATATTCGTTGAGTTCGTGTCCGTGAATTGGTGTACCATCAACAATGGTAAACTCTGGTTCACCGTATAATTGTGCCAATTCTCTTTGACTAGTGATTAGCAAAGGCTTTTTAGCATAAGGTGCTGTGGTGTAAAGTGCTGTTGAACCGTCAGGTGCTGTCTTGCCTTGTCTAGTTGCTAAAACAATAACAGGAACCGTTCCGTTGCCAGCTGATGCGTATGCGCTTTCATCGATGACGCTAACACTTACGCCTGGGGAAACTAGCTGAGCCATATAAATATCTCCGTATTCATTCTAAGGGATTTTCGTACCCTTCTTGAAGATATTTAGCAGATTACGGTAAAAGAGGACCTATTTATTGAAATATGTCAAATTTGCTTTTTACTGGACAACCGCTTTTAACTGCAAATATAGCTGGTCAATGCTGTCGTTGTTATCAATAACATAATCAAAGTTTGTACCTACCCAGGCTGTTTCGCTGGCATGGATACCTAACTGTTTTAGCTTGGCAGCGGCAACTGCGTCACCTTTATTGGCGTTAGCTGCCATAATGTGCCAACTTGGTAACTCACCGCGCTGTACCCAAATTACTTTTCCGCCAGCTTCTTTGATGGCACGAATTTCATTTGGGAATCGGCAATCACTGATAACAATATTGTCTTTGCTGTTACGCAAGCGGGCTTCTAAACTGGCAATCCAAATATCATCGTGGAAGCTACGACGACACACTTCTGTACCCCAATATTGCAATACCCAGCGCGGAGTTAGTTCAG